TGACCGGCAAGCAAACTCACTAAAAGAAAAGTTACTCGTAAGCTTCACAGTCATTAATTTAAGTCAAATTGTGGAGGCACCCAAGGTATCAACGGCAAATCCTTCACCCACATAAATTCTTCGTTTACAGTCTGATCTACTTCCTCAACTGAGATAACCCAATTGCTCGGATCATTGCCATCTTCAACAGGATTAAAATAGCTGTCAGGGGCATACATCTTCCCTGAAATCTCATCTTTCTGCTGAGCCGTAATTAAAGCTACAAACTGAGACTCCTGCCCAAGCGGTATTTCATTTCTTGCTATCATACTTGGCGGCCTAAAGTTGTTTGGAATGTTTGAACAATGTTGTATAAATTAAAGTTGTCAGCATCTGAAAGTCCTTGATTTTCAATGTATGCAAAAGCACACTGCTTTCCACTATACTGTGCAAATCCATTTGCCACTAATATGTAAGCATTTGCAGAATCAAAAGATAAGAAAGAAAAAGAACTTGTTTGAACCCTAACTCCATTTTTGTAAGAAGCACCATTAGATGCTCCGAGCCCTGTCCTCGTAACAGTATAAAGCCCTCTCCCATCAAAATTTGGACTTGTAAGCCAAGATGCTGAGCCTTCGTTTGCATAAAAGACATCATCTATATACCTCGGTATCACAATCAAACTTCTTGATCCATTCGTTACATTAATGCCCATCTCTCTACCACCCTGAATATTTGTTCTTGAGTAAAATCCCAATCCTCCTACCCCGGAAGAAAGCTCAGTACCAACATTAAACCAAGTGTTCGCATATCCGTTAATTGCATTCCCTTGAATCCCAAAAGCACTGTGGGTAACGCCTCCTAAAAATACAAGCCTGTATGCTGCGTTTGTGTCCGCAGGGTTTTTAAGGTTAAACTTATGCGTAGTGGCTGTCCCCCCAACAAATGGGTAAATCGCCTTCATCTTTGCCCAAAGACCTTGGTCCTTAAGCTCAACAGTCAGCGTATTGACCGCCGAAACTAAAGTCGGATCAACTATCCCGGCAGCAGTTAAAAAAGCTTCAGCATCAGGATCCAACCCTCCGCCTCCACTTGGGGGAGAAAAGAAAGATGATCCTATGCCAATACCTATCCCTAATGGAGCCACCTTACCAAAGAGCTATAATCTTAGCAGCAGCGACAGTTCCCGTAGCATAAACCCTCTTCACGCTCACAGGAATAAATGATCCTGCAGGGACAGCCGAAAATGTCACATCGTCGTTTCCAACAGTCAACACCCTTACGTCACCGGCAGTGCCTACATAAAGCACACATCCGTTCTCGTTAGAACTTGCTGAGTACACACCGTAGTTCTTGGGAGAAGCAGTAAAGATCGCAGCACTGCAAACAAGAACCGTTGCGCTCAAAACACTTGCCACAGTAGCGGCGGTGCCGTCAGACAAGTTGTAAACAATGTCTCCCGGGCGCACGTTCTGCGTAATGAAGTTCGCAGTAGAGTCAACAAGATGAGTGTTACCACCACCGGTCCCGGTAGTGGCACCTTCTCCAACAGGAGAAGAAATGTTAGGTATGTTGATGGTGTCGCTCAGAACAACCGGCAGAGCCCGACCAACCTGTAACTTTAAGTATGCCATTATCTTTGGTTTTTTACATCGTAAGGAAACATCCTGTTTAAAGAGTCACGCCTTGCCCCACAGCCACAGTCCTCAACACCAACTGCCGAAGCAGCCACCTTTACCGCCTTCTTAATGCCGGTAACCGTCGTGAACTTCTCAACTGTATCGCCAAAACCTTTGCTCTTCTCGCTCAGTTTCATACGACAAATATACTAATATTTTCCTTTCCTTCCTTTGGGACTACTCTGCTTGGATCCCCCGGGGCCGGCCCAAAGATTCTTGCAGGCCCAATACTTTGGAGTCAACTTGTTTGTTGCAGAGTCGCAACCATGCCGGGCCTTGAAAGACTTCCTCGCAGCAGCAGAGTAGTTGTGGCCGTAGCCCTTCGCGCCATAGTGCAAAAGCTTTTCCTGACCTCCGGAGCAAGCCTTTACCATGCGCTTCTTCCCCGGCCTGTCCGATGGAACGGGCCGGTTGCAACTCATTTTTGACTTATCAGCCATAGCTTATTTTTTCTTAGAGCCGTAAGACATCTTGCCTCCCATCTTCTTGGAAGAGGTGGCAGTCTTAACTTTGCTCGTACATGGAACAGATTTCATAGCGAAAGTTTTATATGCAAAGATAACTAAATTATCTATGCCTTGCGGTCTTCTTGGCTATAGACTTTGGCTGACTGCTGAACTGCTTTCCGCTTCTCATATCCTGCCGCTTCTTCGCACTCGTTGCCGCGTACTCCTTAGATGAAAGAGACTCTCGAGCAGACTTTGGAAGGTACCTTTCCCCGGTAGCCTTTGGCCCTTGAATAGATGGCTTGCCACTCTTGGTTCCCCAATCTTCCTTGGTCCACTTGCTTAGGCTTTTCTGCGACTTAGTCTTTCCGCCCGAGTATCCGCCACCCTTCTCTTCGTACTTCTTAGCAAGTATCTGAGCTTTCCGAGCTGACCATTGGCCGGGCTTGCCACCGTCTCCGGACCGCATAACCTGAGCTTTCAGTCTCTCGCGCAACTCCGGCTTTGTGTAGGCCATTACTTCTTTTTTTGACTTGGAGTTCTGTAGTCTACAAACCTTGTTGCTCCCTTCTTAAGTTTAGATATAACACCGGGGACATCTTGTCTTTTTACCTTACTTACAATAGGTTTTGCACCGGCATAGGATTTTGTAAATGGGAACTCCTTCTTGCCTTTACCAAAACCTGTTGTGTCAATAGACTCCATTGGAGAATACTTTCCATAAGTTCTCGACAACCTTCCGCTGTTGAATGCCATGTATGAGCCACCATTATTAATTGGCTCAGGCTGCTTTCCTGCAGACTTAGGGCTACCTTTGCCGGGACCTTTACCCGGACCTTTGCTTGTTGACTTTCTCATGGGTGCCATTACTTATTTTTTTTCATCCGAGCTAAGCGAGCTCTCATGCCTTCTGACATTCCGGCCATCCGGTTGTAGTCCGTACTAAGAACCTTGCTCTTGCCTGAAACAGCCTTTGGCTTCTCTCCCAACACACCCCGGGTGTACCCTTGGCGGTAAGCAACGCTATCCATGGCGGTGGGGGCAACCCTCTTTCCGCCCGGGCCCATTCCTCTTAAGCCTTCGTACTTAGGGCCTACGCTTGAGGTTGTTTTTTTCGCAGATGTTTTTGCCCCATCTCCGTTTCCTTTTACGGGGCCTTTCTTCATTGACTTTTTCATTGCTGCCATGGTTATTTCTTTTTAGGAGAAGGCGTGTTTGCCATATCGTTTATGAACTTGTAGCCACGACTAAGCAAAGACCGCTGCGGAGCAGTTTTCTTTTTGTAAGCATCACTGCGCGCATCGTAAGCTTTATTGAATCGAGACTCTGCTTGCTTTTTAGACATCATACCTCCAACAGCTCGAGGGCTGTATGTGTAAGTTGTGTCGCTCCCACTAATGGTGCGAGTAACTCCGCCTGCTGTTTCTTTCATCGGCTTCATTCCGTTGCCCTTACCGGGACCTTTACCGGGACCTTTACCGGGGCCTTTGCCGTTGCCCTTTGCAGGGCTTTTACTCATTGACTTTTTCATTGCTGCCATGGTTGTTTGTGTTTAAGAGGTTTTCTTTGATCTGCTACCAATAAACCCACGAAGCCCTGCAAGGCCGTAAGATCCGCCTTCCCCCTGCTTCCGGTTTTTACTTGTGGTAGATATAGCTTTTGTTTTCTTCTGCAGAACAGCAAGCCTATCCTGAGAAGCCTTAGCCCTACGATCAGAATAAGCCTTGTTTATTTCGCGGATAGAGTCACCAAGAGTCTTCTTTGACTCCGTCTTTTCGGCAACCTTTGTTTTCTTTTCAGCCATATTGCTATCTTTGCAGTACCACAAAGATAAAAAAAAATCAAATGAAATCTGATTACTTAAAGTATTGGAGACCTATAAAATATTTTATAAAACGTAAATATGGCGTGTCAGAAACAAACCTCGATATCCTCCTGTTCTTGTACTCGGAGAAATACTTCATGCTCTCGGACCTCAGAAAATACAACGAGATCGTCCCATGGTGTCGTGAAAGATTTGACAACCTTCTTCGAGATGGGTTTGTCGAAGTATTCCGGGATTTTCCCGAGAAGCGAGGAAGAATCTATAGGCTCACAAGGAAGAGCACAAGAATGATAGCAAGCTTGTACAGCAAGCTCGAAGGAAACGACATCCCAATGACATACGGCAACAACCCTATGTTCAAAAAGAAAACAAAGTACACAGACAAGGTTTACAGGAACTACATAAAGGAGCTGAATGAAAAACGAAAGCAAGAGCGATTCTCAGATAACGATGGTCTGTAACGACTGCCTAATTGAAAAACCTATAGACCAATTCAGACCATACACAAAAAAAAGAAAAAACAAAGTCTATCATAGCAGAATTAAATCGTGCCGGCCATGCGAGAACAAGCAAAGAAGAGAAAGGGTTAAAAAGAATCCTGAAAAAACAAGAGAATCGTACAAAAGGTACTACCAAAAGAATAAATCGAACCCCCTGTTCTACCTAAAGAAAATTGCAAGGCACCACGTCTATGCCGCACTCAAAAAAAACTCATCAACAAAAAAACAAAAAACAGAAAAGTACATAGGATGCACCATTGAGTTCTTAAAAGAACACATCGAGAAACAGTTCGATAATCAAATGACTTGGGAAAACTACGGATCCTATTGGCACATTGACCACATCATCCCACTTGGATTGGCAACGACAGAGTCAGAACTTATACAGCTTCTTCACTACACCAACCTGCAACCACTCGAAGCATCAGCAAACATTCTAAAAGCAATGAAGCTCGACTACTAACTTTTGCCACTATTTACGTTTGTTGGCATTTTTAAGTATACCCTATCGGTGATTGTTTCGCATCTATTCGTCCTTTAAGTGTTACTTTCTGTAGGCATAGTGTCAGGTTTAACCTTATTAAAGAGATACATTTGATCATGTTCACGACTCGTGAACAGGCGGAATAGGTGAACAATTCTTCTTGAGATACTCCTCTATCATATCCTTTCCATACGATACAAAGTAAAACTTGTCCTTATCCCGGATAGCCCATAAGCACTCCAAAATAACATCAACGCTTATTTCGTTATCCACCACCCCCAACTAAATTAAAGCCCTTACTATATTCAAGAAAAGGTGGTCCTTCTTTTGCTGCTCAATAGGGAGCTCAGCGTAAGGCACAAAACATGGGTGAGTCTTAGCCACAGGATCCTTAACGTCACCATAAGACCAACCATCCGCCTCCTTCTCCCTAAGCCAACTGTTGTGGCTGTCTTCAGGAAGAGAGTTTGGGTTCTCCATGTGATACTTAACGCCGGCAATTGCGGACTTCTTTTGCCAATCAGGAGCATCCGCCCAAGTTGGTTGGGAGTTGTCCCCAATTGATTTGCAATAAACCCTGTTTGCCTCGTGGCAAATTTCAGCAATCTGTTCTACTTTCATATTTATTGGATTTGGTTACTCAACAACAACAACGTCTCTCTCTTGGATGATCGTGTACGGCTCATCCTTGATCAACATCTTGTACGACTGACGAGTGTCATAGTATATCACGTCACCCTTCAGTATCGACTCAACCTCAGTGCCCGGCATTACAACCCGGGCCTTCCGGTAACGAAGGCTCTGAGCCTCCTCTCCGCTAAGAATTAACCCCGAAGAAGTCTTCAACTCCTCCTCAATCGTCTTAACAATAATGTTCTTTCCTATTGCTTTCATTGCTTCAATTTTTTTGCCATATCTTCGTACCACTTTGCCTTCTCCAAGTCCCTCTCAGCAGGCTGCCCCGGCTTGGTGCCGGCCCTCATCCTGTACTTGAAAGCGTTCATCTCACAGAAAGCAACATACTTCTCAACACCCCACACAAATATCATGATCTCGTACACCTCCTTGGGAAAAGACTTGTAGTGGCTCGGGTTAATAGAGTCGTAATCACTTGGCCTATCCTCCTGCTTTTCCGGCCTATCCTCCTGCTCATCCCACTTGTCCCCATCATACCAAGTAGTAGAAAACGAAAACGAACCACCCTCACCCCAAAAATACTCGCAGTTACCGTCAACAATGGGAGGCTTATCAAACATCTCTCCAATAAAATTCTTGTTGATAGTGTACCGAAAGCACATCTCCTTTAACGGGCATCCAATGCCACTGCAGCCTTTGATCTTTGTCATCTCAATTAACTTTGGGTTTCATATGAACGGGCCATCGTTACAATGGCGTTAGTACTCAAAATCGTAGTGGCAACACTAACCGCATTCTCCAACGCACTCCGGGTTACCTTCATAGGATCAACAACACCAAGCTTGAACAAGTTCCCAATGGCACCCGTCTTCAAACATATCCCCTCGTTGTACGTCAAAGCATTGTCACTATAAACCCCAAGGTCACAGTACCCGGAGTTCAAAAGGATCTGACGCAACGGAGAACCAATAGCACTCGAGATGATCTCCCTCGCAGCCATGTGCTCTGCACCATCACGAACCCTCACAGCATCGTTAAAGTTCTCAGAGATGTGATGCAACGCCCTTCCTGCCCCGGGAAGAATACCCTCCTCTAAAGCACTGCGAACAGCACACACCGCATCGTCCACCCGGTCAAACAACTCCTTCTGCTCAATGTCTGTGTTTCCACCAACAAAGATCACACCTACTCCACCGGATAACGAGGCAATCCTGCTCAAGATAAACTCCCGGTCCTCCTTCCTACTCGACTCCTCATACGCATCGCGAAGCTGAGCAACCCTGCGCTCAACCTCCTCGCCATCGGTCCGGTAGTCCGAGTTCACAATAACCGTACTGTCACGACTAACCACAACCTTGGCAGCGTGGCCTAAGTCCGCGTAGGTCATCAACGACAAGTCATCACCGGTCTTCTCAGAGAAGTATGTGGCACCAACACTAACGGCAATGTCACTCATTAACTCGTGCTGCTTGTACCCAAACTGAGGTGGCTGTATCGCAACAACCTTCAAGTTGTTCTTGATCTTGTTCGCGGCCAACGTGTTCACAACATTTGTACTGCAAGGAGCAATGATCAACAACCTCTTGTTCTCAGAAATCACCGGCTTCAACACCTGCTCAATCTGCAAAATATTACTGATCTCAGCGTCCGACACCAAGATCATCACGTCCTCATAAATAACCTCGTCCCTCTTCTGATCGTTCACGAAAAGATTACTCAAGTATCCCCTCTCAACCCTAAACCCATGAGAAATCTCAGAGTAAGTCTCCGAGTTCTGAGAACGCTCAACGGTAACAATACCGTCCCGGCCAACCTCGTTGTACACGTCCGCAATAATACGGCCAATCTCCTTGTCATTGTTCGCGGATATAGTAGCGACGTCTAACAGCATCTTCTTACTAACTTGTTTCTTTCGAGTCTTTAGGACGTCGACTACCGTATCCACCAATCTTGTCATCTCCCTCAAAACCTCCGTCCTGTTCAACGAAGTATTACTACCCAAAACCCTCATCCCATTCTCAACCATGGCCTCCGTCAAAACAATAGCCGTAGTGGTGCCATCACCGGCAACCGTAGCGGTACGATCCGCCGCTTGCTTCATCATACGAACAGCTAAGTTCTCAACCGGATCCAACAAGTCAACAGACTTCGCGACAGTAACACCATCCTTGGTCACCGTCATGCCGCCAAGATGATTGCTCGACTCAATCAGCACAGTGTTGCCACTCGGACCTAACGTGCTCTTCACAGCACCGGCCATCTTCTTTACACCACTTAACAGTTTTCTCCGGCCATCTTCGCCGAACACCAAGTCCTTTGGTGAGTATCCAATTTCATTCATAACAGATTAGATTTTCGACAAATATATACAAAAGAATTATACCAAACAAACTACTCGACAACGAAAGTAAAGATACCCCTTGACAACCTCATCAACTTGGTAAAGATATACCATGACAGAAATGTCGATTTCTTCCTTCCCTACTCTCTCTCTATTTTAACTTCACACGCAACTTTTTTTTATTATTTCATTTCGCTTTTAAAATCGACATTATCGACATCTTATTGATTATCAGTACTATTTTCGACATTAAATCGACATTAAAATGTCATTAATTGACATATATAGAAGTAAAAGAGAGAAAAGTAGGTAGGTATAGATAAAAGAAAAGGGGCCTAAGCCCCTAATCTCGATAACCAAAAAACATATATCAACGTCGCTTAATAGGCATCGTAGTCAACATCTGATACCCTAACTCCTTCTCCATCTCAGCACGACGAATACCCTCAGCAATCATGCTCACCTTCTTCTCACGCTTCATGTCACTCTTCAACTGAGCAGCTCTCTGAATTCCATTTATACTGCATGGACGATTATTGATCAAACGACCACCGCGAACATCCAACCCATTGGATATCGACTTCATAATAATAGGCTTTTTCATAGTAAGTGTTTTTGCAAAGATACAAAAAGGTTCAGATACACAGGGGCTGAGGGTTCTCCCCGGCTTTGGCGCGCCCCGGCCCGATGCGAAACCGACCTTGCGCGAAGGTGGGGGGTGCTCTCGGCTTGGCGCGGCTCGGATTTTTT